CAAATACAAAATGGACACAGAAAGGAAGATTATTTATACATAATCTGCTTGAAAGTCTAGGGATAAAAGCAAATATGGATAAGGAAAGAGAGGGAGCATAAAACAGAAAAAAATGAAAAATGATACTTTTTTGATATTGTACATAATTTTTAATATGTTATAATATGATAGAGTGAGATTTTAGGATTTGAGATAACTTTGTCGAGGTGAGTTTTGTAAACTATACACCTGACTATCAAAGACAGTATAAGAGCTGTCTTTTTTTATTTACAAGAAACGAGGTGAAGTAGCATTGAAATTAAATGCAAGACAGAAAGCTTTTTGTGAATATTATGTAGTTAGCGGAAATGCTACTGAATCCGCAATAAAAGCTGGGTATAGTGAAAGCTATGCGAATAAAAGGGTACATGAACAGCTGAAAAGAAAAGAAATATCTAATTACATTAAGAAATTACAGGAAAAAGCAAAAACAGGCAGAATAATGACAGCTATTGAAAGAAGAGAATTTTTAACAGAAGTTATTAAAAATAAATATGAAAAGTTACAGGATAGATTAAAGGCACTAGATATTTTAAATAAAATGGATGGTGAATATATTGAAAAAATGCAACTGTCTGGACAGATAAATACTAATCCTTTTTCAGGACTGACTACTGAAGAATTAAGAACATTAGCTGGTGGCAAGAATGGATAAAATGGAAGTGATAAGATTTGAGGCACTTAAGGAATTATCACGCAGAAACTTATTAGATTTCCTTATTTTTGATGGAAATGGGAGATATAAGAATGCAAGACATATCCAATTTTTAACGGATAAGGCACAGAAATTTGTTGAAGATGTCAAGAATGGGAAAAGTCCACGGTTATTTATCAGTATGCCACCAAGACATTCTAAGTCTGAAACTATGACTAAAAAATTTCCTGCATGGATAATTGGAAATAATCCAGATTATGAAATCATAATTGCAAGTTATTCAATGGACTTGGCAAGGGATTTTGGGAAAATTGCCAGAGATACTTATAGAGAACATAGTAAGAATGGAACGGGGATTTTTAATAATATCATAGACAGGGATAAGAGTGCTGGAGACAACTGGGGCATTTCAGAACACAGAGGAGCCGTTGTCAGTACAGGAGTTGGAGGAAGCGCAACAGGAAAAGGGGCACACATTGCAATCATAGACGATCCGTTCAAAAATAGAGAAGATGCAAATAGTAGATTGCAACGTGACAAGGTCTGGGCGTGGTATCAGTCAACAATCCGTACAAGATTAGCACCTGGAGGTGGAATTATAATTATTCAGACCAGATGGCATGAAGATGATCTTGTTGGAAGAATAATCAAGGAAATGGAAAATGGAACAGGAGAAACTTTTGAAAGTATTGTATTACCGGCTATAGCTGAAGAAAATGACATCTTGGGAAGAAAAGTAGGAGAACCTTTGTGGGAAGAACGGTATGGAATTGATGAACTGGAAAATATAAAAAAGGCAATAGGAAGTCGTGAATTTTCGGCATTATATCAACAGAAGCCACAAATTGAAGATGGTGGATTATTTAAGCGCCATTATTTTAAATATTTTGATGTAAAAAAGGATTTTATTATAGCTGATAATAAAGTTATTAATATAAAAGACTGCTTTTATTTTCAGACAATAGATACAGCAATGAGTATACATAAAAATAATGACTTCACGGCAATAGCAACATGGATTTGCGACAGAGAGTGGAATTTATATTTAATTGACTTAATGCTTGAAAGGTTGGAAGTACCGGACCAGTGGAATGTAATTAAGCAGTATAGGAACAAATATAAATTACAATTTCAGGCAATAGAAAGTAAAAGTAGCGGTATCGGGATAATGCAACAGGCAAAGCGTGAGGGGATGCCATTAAAAGAATTGAAAGCCGACACTGATAAAATGACAAGAGCGTTAAATATTTCAGTTATGTTTGAAAATGGAAAAGTATTTTTAAACAAAAATCTTGAAAAGTTATTGGAACTAGAAGATCAGCTGTTAAAATTTCCAAATGCTGCATACGATGATGCTGTAGATGTTTGCAGTTATGCTGGAATAGTTATAAATGATTTAATACAAAATTCAAAAAGATATATAAGAAAATTTATAAGCGTATAGGAAGGAGGAAATGTGAGTATCAGGGAAAATGTAGTAAGTGCGTTAGTGAAAGAAATAATATCATTAGGTTCATCTTCAAGCGGAGAACAGAACATAGATGATAAGTTGCTGGAACAGATGTTAAAGGATATGGATATTGCTCAGGCGTTGCAGCTTATGACGCAGGCAGTCACATCTAAAGAATGGAAAATTGAAACGGACGCTCCGGAGTATACAGAAGTTGCAGAAAATATCCAGCAGAGACTGAACAATCTTAATATATCAAAGTTACTGGAAAATATTTTAAGAGCCGAAATATATAAGAAGTCAATTTTTGAAATACTGTATGATAAAGACAGTACAGGAAATACAGTGATTAAAGATTTGATATTACTTCCAAACAGATATATAAAATATGATAAAGATAACGGTTGGGTTATTAAAACTCGTGACAGTGAAATCACAGTTGGGAATGAGCCTAACCGTTTTTTAGTCTGTGTCAATGAGGAAAGACTGGATAATTTACAGGGAAGTACAGATTTATTACCCCTTGTTCCTGTATTTTCAGCCAAGGAAAAATTAGAGCAAAAATTGAATGCCATTATTGAAAAATATGGAGATATAATTACAGTATTTGCTTATGAACCTGCACTTGAAACAGATCCGCCTGAAGTTGTTGAGGCAAGAAGAAAAGATGTGGAAGCACAGGCAAAGGATTTAAAAGAAGCGAAAGGTAAGGACGTGCTTGCTGTTCCAAGTGCAGGAGAAAAGTCATTAGATGATTTTGTAAAGTTCATAAAGCTGGATGATTTAAAGCCTGAAATTTATCAGGAGCTGTTAAATGAAAAATCAAAAGCAGTGCAGAGATATTTACTTGGAAGTACACTTGTTGTTGGAGTAGACGGCAATAGTGGGAACAGAGCTTTGGGAGAAGTCCATAAAGAACAGCAGAACTATAAAATAGAATCCAAGGTTAAAAAAATTAGAGACTGGATTCAGAAATTAATAGAAATAGACGCACAGCTTTACGGATATGATTCAGGGAACTTTTACTTCAAATTTGTGGATGAAATAAATGAAACAGAAGCTCTTGAACTGGAAGATAAAAGAACGAAGACAACTATGGAAAAAGTAAATTACATAGTAAAAATAGCAGAGAGTGGCTATGCTTTTACCAAAGAAAAGATAGCTGAAATACTTGGTATAGAAGAAAAGGACTTGGTAGAAGTCGAAAAAGAAAGTAATAATTTAGAATTTGCAAAGCCTAAAAAAAAACTGAATATTAATAAAATAAAGCAAAAACGTAAACTGATTGAAAAAAATCAGGAACAATTTGATAAATTTATTAATAACAACTTTAAAAAATGGCAGAAAAATGTATTAAAAGCCGTACGTGAGAAAATAGAAAAGGCAGATGATGTTTCAGATTTCTTTAATCTGGAATTTGATTATGAAAATACTCTTGAAGATATGATGCTGATGTCAACAATGCAGGGATTTGATAATGCGGTTATGGTTGATAATGAAATTATAGAATTTGCAAATGCCAGAACAACAACAAGAAATGCTGCACTTGATATTTTTCTAAAAAAACATCCCACCCTGTATGATGATATTGAAAATGAAATTGACTATGCAAGGCAAAAGAGCTTCTGGATTAAGAAAGTCACGGATATCAATGTCACGGAGAAGATATTCAAACAGATGTCAAATACGCTTGAGAATGGAGGAACATTTAAAGAGTGGAAAAAAGATGTGGATAATATTCTGTCTCAAAGTGGATTGAATTTAAGTGAAGGGTATCTGAAGACTGTATTCAGAACTAACATGAATCATGCTTATAATGCAGGGATATATATGAAGATGGATAAATATAAGGATCATTATCCTTATTATCAATATTGTGGAACGCTTGACGGAAGAGAACAGGAACATACAAGGGAACTGAACGGAAAAATATTTAAGATAGGAACGCCTGAAGCTGATAAATATTTTCCACCCAACGGATTCAATTGCAGATGCTATACAATATCATTGACAGCAGATGAGGTAAATCCTGATGAAGTTGTAGGCAGTGGAGATATTAGTCAAGATGTAGGAAGTTTTGCAGGAAATATTGGAAACGATGAGTATATTGAAATGCTGGAAAAAAATTATAAGCAAAAAGTAGAGGCACTTGCTGATAAATATGACATTCCTGATTTTGTATTTGCTGAACCATTGAAAAAAGGTGAAAACAGTAGTATAATTGATACAATAACAACAGTAAAAGAAGCAAATAACTATTCTGAAAAAGTACTGGGAGTTAAAGCAGATTACACTGGTATTGATGTACGTTGTGCTAATGAATGGAATCGTGGACTTGCAGACATGAAGAGCAGATATCCTGAAGCTATGGAACAGATTAAATTTGTTGGAAGTATGCAGAAGAGAAATGAATTACTTGAAGCTGAATTGAAAAATTATACTAAGAACAATAAACTGACAAAATATGTGACAGATATAATTAACGATGCTATAAGTGACTTAAAAATAAAAAACAATCGGACGGCAGAATCTTTACAGCGTAAGGGATTAACAAATAATGAAGAGTTAGATGGTGTTATAAATATAATAAATAAGTATGCTGGGATATCCTTAAATTCAAATTACTATAATGATTATGATAAAATTATTGCTGACAGGAAACAGCAAGTAGAAAGTGGATGGAAGCCTATTGGATGTGATACAATGAAATCTGTTTTTGATCATGAATTTGGACATCAGATAGATAAGTTGCTGGGTATTTCTAAATCCAAAGATGTGAAAGAATATTTTGAGAACAATAAAGCGTCCATATCAAAAAATCTTTCAGAATATGCAACAGTGAAAGTTGAAGAATTTATAGCTGAAGCATGGAGTGAGTATAATAACAATCCAAAACCACGAGAAATCTCGAAAAAAGTAGGTAAATTTATAGAAAGGTCGTGGGAAGAATGGCAAAAGAAAAATTTATAGAAGATTTAGAAGAAGCTTTGAAAAAGACTGAAGAAAGAGGTTTTGAAGCTGAAGAAACTCAAGAGGAGAGAAATGAAAGGTTTGCTAAAATGACACCTGAAGAAATACGTAATGAAATTCTTAAAGAATTACGTGAATTTCGTGAGACAGAGGAAGAAGAGGAAGGACATACATATGAATAGCAATGAATAATCACAGTTATTAATTAAGCTGTGATTTTTTTGTGAAAGGAAATACCATGAAGATTAATATAAAAACAAACATTGACAGTGTAAGTACAAGCTTTAAGGAAAAGTTGAGAAGCATTAATAAAGGAGAAATGTTAGATGAAATAGCATTCTATATGGAAAATGAAATGCGTAAAAGATTTGACACTGAAACAGATTACCAGGGAAACAAATGGGAAAAGTTAAAGTTGCGGGAAGGAAAAATTTTAAGTGATACAGGAATGCTTAAAGGATCTTTAGGAACAGCTGAGATAAAAGGTAATACAGTAACAGTATTCAGTAATTTAGTTTATGCAAAGATTCACGATGAAGGTGGAACTATAACACCAAAAAGTGCAAAAGCTTTATACTTTAAAGTCGGGGGTAAGGATTACTTTTCTAAGTCTGTTACTATCCCTAAGCGTCAGTTCAGTGGTGTAAGTGACAAAAACAAAGAGGATCTGATAAAAATTATAAATGAATATTTTGTTAATAAGAAACTATTTTTATAACTATGTATATAAATTTTAAATCCAGGTAATAACTGGATTTTTTATTATATAGAAATTTTAAAAGAGAGGAGGGGTAAAATGCCATTTGTACTATTTAAAGCTGGAGATTATGGAGCAAAGGGGAAATGGAGCAATGAACAGTTATCTAATCTTATAAATAATAAAAAGGAATTAGATGTGATTCCATTCCATACAAGCGAATTTACAAAACTTGGAATGCTCAGAAATGAAATACCTGTTATTGGAAAGTTCAAAAATATTTCTGTAAAAGATGACGAAATAATAGCAGATGATGTTGAGATATTCAACAGAGGAGAGTTTAAAGATCGTAAAGTGGATAGACTGTCTGTAGAAATTGAGAATGGAGAAATAACAAGGGTAGGGGCATTGCCTGTGGGAGTTGAACCAGCTGTGAGTAACAGCGGAAGTTTTGTAAACGGAGAATTTTCTCAGGGATTTGAAATGGACTGGATTAATCAGAAAAATATAATAGAGTTTAGTGATAATAAAAATAATAATGGAGGAAACGGAGAAATGAATTTTGAAGAATTACTGAAAAAATTATTGGAATCTGGGAGTGAAAATAAAATAAAAGCAGCCAATGAAATAATGAAGACACTTTCAAAAGAAGAATTGGAAAAGATTGAAGTTCCTAAAGGAGAAGAAACAAAAAAAACGGAAGATGAAATTAGGGAAGAAGTAAAAAAAGAATTTGCAAGAGAGAGTGAAATTAAAGAATTTATGTTAAAAAATTCTAATAAAATAACACCAGCATTAAAGAAATTAGGAATTGAGGAGTTTATAAAACAATCTTTTGTAAATAACAATGGTGTTATTGAATTTTCTGAAAATGGAAATAATCAGACAGTGAAATCAAGTGATATTTTATCTAAACTGTTTGAAAATTTACCAAGTTATGGTGGAAATAAACCTTTAGAATTTGGCAGTGATGATGATAATATTTCAAGACAGCAACAAATGATAGCTGATGAAATAGCAGGATATAAAGCTAGAAATAATTTAAAATAAGGAGCTGGGAATATGAAAAACAGAGTTAAATTTTTTGAAGAAGAAAAAAAAGAAGATATTGTGCTGAATGAATTTATACCAAGAAAAACAGTTACATTGGCACAGGGTGAAGTTATAAAATATGGACAAGCATTAATATATGATACAACTACAGGAAAATATAAAAAATATGAATCAAGTACTCCTGGTGGGAAATTACCAAAAACATTTTATGTTGGTACAGATAAAGATGTGGATGCGACAAGTGGGGATACCAAAATACAGGTTGTAAGAGCCAGTGACATTGATGGCTCTCTTGTTATAGGCGTAGCAGAAACAGATTATGCAGCATTAGATAATTTAGATAAATATGGCATTAATGTCAGATTTGATAATATAAAAAAATAGGGAGATGATAAAATGTTAAGTGATATTCAATTAAAATTAATGGCATTATTTGCCGTAGTACAACCAAAAGTGCAGACTCATTATCTGACAAGATTTGAAAATGCAAATCCTGAATATATGAGTGACAATGAAACAATATTATTGAAAGATTTGAATGATTATTTAGTAGAAGCAAGTATTATTGAAAGAGGAAGTGAAATTCCTTTCATAAAAGTAAATGGCATGGACAGTATGGCAATAACTCCAGATATAGTTGCAGCTTCTTATGAACTGAAACCTATAATGAATGGTGGGACAGTAACATTCATTAATGGGCAGATGATAGATCCTCAAAAATATCAGGAAGATAGACTGTTGTTAAAATTAAAAAATGCAATACTGAAGACTAAGGAAAAAATGGCTGCAAATGCTTTTCTTCAAGGAAAATATACACAGGCTAATACTCAGACAGAAATTGATTTTAAGTTTGAACCTGCAACTAAAAAGGATGCCAAAAAGATTGATAATTGGGTTACATTTTTCTTTGATATAATTGATGATTATGAGAAAAAGAATGGAGTAATGCCCGACAGAATAGAATTAGGTAGAACATTATTTGATAAACTGATTAAAAATAATGAGTTTATTGAGATAGCTAAGGCTTATTCAAATTCAATTGGACTGTCCGCAGATGAAAAACAGGTATATTTAGATTTATTAGGACAAAGAATTTCTAAATTGAGAACGGCACAAGATTTTGAAGGTAACAACATAGCAACAGACAATATGATTTATCTGTCAAATGATAATGCCTTAGTACCTGTATTCGCAGCACTTGAAGCGGTAGATACTTCAGGAAAGCCTTTTGTATTTGTAGGAAAAGAAATCCTGGATCAGACACAGGCAAATAAAGAAACAGCACGTGCCAAAATGTTCTGTAAAACAGCATTTGCTCCAGTAGTGGCTCTTAAGGATTTCATTGTCAGATACGAAATACAGAATACCGACAGTATAGTAATTGTTCCTAACTCAAAATAGTAGGTGGTAAAAGATGTTGGAAAAAGTGGGAGAAACTTCTGAAAATGGAGTTTCTTCTGAAATTAAGTTAGATGAAAAGTTATTTGAAAAAGTCCCTTATATTCCAAAGGTGGTGGCAATTGAAGTTTGCAGATATTCCAAAAGGACTGCACGGGAGTTTGTTGATTATATAGACAGTCAGCTTATACCGGACTGTAAAACTTTTATAACGGTGTTTATAGGTGAAGAAAAATATAAATTTTTAGTTCCTGATACAAAAAGAATACTACAGGAACTTTATGTAGCCTGGAAAATATATGAAAGCCTTGAAAAAGAGAAGATATCAGAGGACAAAAGAGATACACTTTATAAACTACTGGAAAGCCTGAAAGGTAGTTCTGAAGATAGTGGAGGTTCAAAAAATTTTTTAAATGACAATAGATACGGTAGAATTTATAGATTTTAGGAGTTGGTAAGATGTTTGATGTAATATTTCAAAAATTTAAGGAAGAACTTAAAAAAGATTATCCTGACTATGAATTTTATATAACAGATGATTTGGAGGCTGAGGACTTTGTAATAAATTCTGTGATATGTGAAATATCCAATATTACAATCAGTAATGCCAAGCATTATAATACTACACTTAATTTTTATATCATAAAGCCAAAAGTTCAAGACGATTTAGGAACTTTCATTTTACAGGCATTGGATATTCAGAAAAAAATACAGAATTTAGACGAAAATAAGAAAATATTATTCGCATCCAAAATGGACATGCAGTTTGGAGAGCTAAGAGCAAAGGAAGTTAAAGATACATTGAGGGTATGTTTGATAACAGGAGTGTTCGATACATCTTTTCCAATAGAATATGCAATTGGGAAAAAAGAAGAATATAAACCTGCCGAGCATATATATCTGAATAATGGAAAATAAAAACATGAGACTGGATTATTTCAGTCTTTTTTTGATAAAGGAGAGGATTAAAAATGAATGGAAGTCCAAAATTTGTTTTGGAAATAGAGGAAAAAGCAGGTACTGCAATAGCAAGAAGTGAACAAGGAATTGTCGGTGTAGTGTTGTTTGATAGTACTAAGGATACTGAAAAACATGTATACGTAAGTAGAGGGGATGTCTCAAGAACAGACTGGGATAATGACAATTATAATCTTTTAAAGGATTTAGCTTTTGTAGGCAATCCATATAAAGTCATAGTCCGTAGAGTAAAAGAAGATGCAAGAGATACTATAAAAATAACGGACATATTAAGTGATTTGGAAAATGATGTTGACAGTATTGTCATACCTAAAGCAACTGAAAGCGAAACAGACAATCTGATAAGTTATGCAAAAAGTAGACATAATACTGAACTTGGTAAATTGGCATTAGATTTCAATCAGGCTCATTTTTTTACATTTGTGGCAACCGACAAAGTGCCAGACCATCATGCAATTGTGAATAATGGTATAACAGGTGCGGTTGTAAATGGGCATGAATACAGTGATAAGGAATTTGCATTGGCAATAGCAAGTATTGAAGCAGGATGTCCTATTTCAAGAAGTATCACAAATATGAAAATGGGATTTTTAGATAAATGTGATGTTCCGGCAGAACCAGGGAAAATAACTAAGAAAGGTAAAATTTCAGTCAGTGTGCAACGTGATGACAGTGGAACTAGCTATTATGTAATTAATCGTGGCGTTACTTCGTTTATAACTCCAAATTCTACTCAACAACGTAGATTCAGTAAAGTTAAAGTTGTAAGAAGTTTATTTATCATAACTGAAGACCTGAAAAAATCCTGGAATGATTATAAAGGAGCCAGATTAAATACCTATTTGCCAAAAATGGCATTTATAAATGCCATAAACAGTTACACAAGAAGTCTTATGAATCAGGGAATACTTGATCCTGAATATTCAAATGCTTTTGACATTGATATAGAGCAGCATAAATTACATTTAATGACAGAGCGTGGAATATCAAGAGATGAAGTGGATAAAATGAATGAATCGGAATTGCGTAGAATTAACACAGTTGATGCTGTATTTGCAAGATGTGATGATTTAATGCCGTTGGATTGTATGGAAGACTTCTATGGAAAAGCAATAATTCAAAGTTAAAAAAAGGAGAGATAATAGATGGATATATTTAGAGCTAATCAGGTCATTTCAGGGTCACATGGAACTCTTATGATAGATGGAGAAGTGTTTGCAGAAGTATCTGAAGTAGAGATAGAAACAAAAATTGAACGTAAGGAAATTTGGTTACCGGGTGGACAAAAGGCTGAAAAAATTGTTGGGGCAAGTGGAGAGGGAACTATAAAACGATATAAACTAAATTCAAACTGGTTTAAAAAGTTTGCAAAACTTGCAAAAGGAAATGAAGTTTATTTTGAACTTTACTTTCAGCTAAATGATCCTGATGTATCTGGAGCAGAAGCAATAAGAATATCAGGTTGCTGGAATAAGGAAGGCATTAAGTTTGAGGGGAAACGTGGAGAAGAGGTAACAGAAGAACTGAAAATAGGATACATTCCAACTAATCTACAGGCAACAGAATTAATTTAGATAGAAAGGAGACATAAGCTATGGATTTAAAAGAACTACTTAAAAAACGTGAAGAGGCGAGCCAGTATAGAGAGAATAAGTCAATACTGGAATTTACTTTAAAAAGCTATAGAGATACGAAATTTAGATTAAAACTTCCTGATTTTCAGGAATTTGTAAATTTTCTTTCAAAAGTAGGAATAACGGATTTCAGTATCAGCCAAAAGGAACTGAAAAAAATATTTACTGATAAAATTTTAAAATCAAACTCTATTATATATGAATATCTATTTGATACTTTCATAGAACCTAATTTTAATGATCTTGCTGGAGAATTGATGGTGGAACTGAATGCTCAAAGCCGAATAGCAGTATTTAAGGATTTCTTTGATAGTGAGGAAATTATTGAAATATTTAATTTAGTTGTGAGTAAGCAGGTAGAGCTTTTCACTGATAATAGAAATCCTAATGTTGTTGAATTAAAAAAAAAATAAATCAAAATAAGAGAGATACCGAACTCAATGCAATAATTTATTACATGCAAAAAGGATGGACTCCAAAAGATTTTTCAGATATAGAAAGTGAAGATTTGTGGAACTACTATATAGTAGCTTATGAAATGGCACAGGAACAGAAGCGTGAAATGCTTAATGAATATGTAAAATTAGGAGTGATGGCATATGGCGGATAATGTGATAGCTATACAGGTAAATGTAGATGGTATAGAAAGTGCCATTTCACATTTTAATTCACTGGCTGAAAGTTTTGGAAAATTGGCACAGGGAGCACAACAAGGAACAAGTGGCAATGAAACTTTAGAAAACAGTTTAAATGAAGTTTCAGAAACCGCGAGTGAAGCAGGAGACAATATAAAGAAATTAGATGAAAGCAATAAAAGTGCTTCTGAAAGTACTAATAAATTGTCTGAAAGTTCCAAAAAGGCAGAAGGTAATGTAGAAAAATTAGGTAAGAGTACAGACGAAGCAACAGGATCTTTGACTAGGTTAGAAACTTCTGGAAGCATAGTTGGGGAATTATTTCAGAAAATTTTTGGAAGTAAAATTGTAACCAGTATAGGTAAAATTGGGAAAAAATTTAGTGGATTGCTTAGTCCATTAAAAAAAATAGGAGAAATGGGTAAGAATGCTTTTTCCTTTTTAGGAAAAGGTATTGGTGTAAAAATCGGTATACTAAGTTCAAAATTAAAAAATCTTTATAATACCATATCAACAGCCAGTGCTAATGGCGGTGGACTTGGTGCGATTGGTGGAGCAGTCAAAGGTCTTGCTGGACTAGCAACGGGACCAGTTGGTGCTACTGTCGTTGCTGTTGGTGCACTTACTGCTGCAACGGCTGGATTTGGAGCTAAAGCATTGAAAGCTTCAGGAGAATTCCAAAAAGGGATGAATATGGTTTATACAATGTTGCCTAATGCTTCGCAACAAACTAAAGATAAATTGAGTAAAGATGTACTGGACATTTCGGAAAAATATGGTAAAAGTGCAAATGAAATATCTGAAGCTATGTATCAGGCATTATCAGCAGGAGTAGAACAGGATAAGGTTAGAGGGTTCCTGGAAGTAGCTCAAAAAGGAGCAACAGCAGGAGTAACTGATATTACCACGGCGGTAGATGGGCTTAGTTCTATTGTTAATGCATGGGGTACAGATGCTATAAATGCAGGACAGGCAAGTGATTTAATTTTTACGGCTGTTAAGAATGGTAAAACAAGTTTTGGTGAAATTGCGGGAAGTATTGCACAGGTATCGCCTATTGCCAGTGCATTAGGCGTAAATTTCAGTGATGTTTCAGCAGCAATTGGAACATTGACTGCAAAAGGGACACCAACAAGTGTAGTTATGACTCAGATGAAAGCGGCATTCAGTGAATTTTCAAAAGGTTCAACAGTAGCTTCTAAAGAATTTAAAAAAGCAACAGGACAGTCTTTTCAGGAGTTCATAGCAAAAGGTGGAAACTTGCAAACAGCTATGCAGGCACTGGAAAAACATGCTAATAAAACAGGTAAAAATATCAATGAATTTTTTGGAAGTGTGGAAGCAGGATCATTTGCATTATCTTTGACAGGCGAAAATACAGAAGCGTTTACTAAAAATATGCAGGATATGAAAAATTCAAAAGGTGCTACAGACAAGGCTTTTAATACAATGAATCAAGGAATAGGACCTTCAATGGAGAGAATGAAAGCTTCAATGGCTAGAGGAATGATAGAGGCAGGACAAGCAATGACACCTATGGCTTCTAAAGTGCTTCAAGGAATTGAAGGAGCTTTTCCTGCAATAGGAACAGCTTTTTCAAGTATTGGACAGTCATTTTTGCCACTTATAGAAGGTTGGGCTAGTAGTATTGGTGGATTTTTTCAAACCATACAGTCAAACGGAAGTCAATTTACTGCCATGTTTCAAGGAATTGGAAGTGTACTGACAGTAATTTTTTCAGGAATAGGAGCGGCAATATCAGTTACAGGAGCTATATTTAATACTATTTTTGGAATTATTATTAACCTGTTAGGAAGCTTTATGACTTCTGCTGGACTTGCTGGTTCACAGGGGCAAAATTTTGCAAGTACAATATCCGGGGCTTTCAGTGCAATAGCCAGTGTTGTAGGCGGAGCACTTCAATTTATAATGCCTCTTTTGGTAGGATTGGCACAAATAATTGGAGGTGTACTTGGATTTGCAGTGAGGGCAATCACAGAGTCATTCTTATTTTTTGGAAAAATTATTTCAAAGGTTGGTGGATTCTTTAAAAAGTTATTTGGAAAAGATGATGCGGAACAGGCTACGGCGGCAATAAATGAAGTGAAAAAAGGAATGGAAGAACTAAACTCTGAAGCTGCAAAAGGTGCAAAAAAGGAAGTAGAAATAAATACAAAAGAAAATTTACAGCAGACGGTCACACAGGATTTTCAGCAGATGTTACCAGATATGAAAAACGCTGGAATGTCATTTGGAGAAGTAAAGCTAGATCCCAATACAAAAGTTCCTATAGATCCGACAAGTATTTCAAATACACAGATGAAAATAGATCCTACCGTATTTAGCAATGTGCATCAGGCAGTTCAACAAGTAAGTAGCGATATTAAAAGCAATCCGCAAGATGTAACTAGAAACAGTCTACTTGGTGAGTTAAAAGCCGAAATGAGTGCATTGAAAGCCGAGATATCTGCCACTAAAAGTGCTATTGTTGGTAAACTTAGTGAAGTAGTGTCTGCTATACATGCTATAAAAATTAATGTGAATGTTCCTGCTGCACCAAGTGGTGATGATATAGCAAATAGAATTGCAGCAAGTTTACAGAAAGGATAGGTTATGGGGTTATTAGATTATAAAGTGTACATAAAATTTGACGAAAGTGTTAACTATAAGGACTTGAACTTTTTAGGAAGCAATTCTTTTAACACTGTTGATTTCTTAAATAAAAAACTAGGTGATAATAATTTTATTGAAAAAGCTAAAAAAATGTTATCAGATAAGATAAACAGTACAGGTGGACAAAATCCTATTTTTTCGCAAATAAATGACAAAATGACAGAATTGAAAGAGTTTTATTTATTTCCTGTACCGCCAAGCGAACTTAAATTCAAAAGCATTGGTGGGTGGGAAAGTATAGACACAGTGAATGGCATATTAAAGCTTAAAAACAGGAATAAATTACAATCTCTATCTTTTTCTTCTATTGTACCGGAACAAAAGTATAATTTTGCAACACACCATCTGCTTGATCCTTTTACTACTTTTTTATTATTTAAATCATTGGAAATGTCAGACAAACCAATAAGAGTGATTTTAGTTGGTAAATTAGGAAAAGGTACATTAACATCAATTTTAAATCCTGTGGACTTAAATTTTATGGCAACTGTTATTAAATTCGAATGCAATTTTGATGCCATAGGAACATTGAATTCTGAAATAGAATTTGAAGAATATCCAGAGTTTAGTGATATTACAGAAGTTGATAATACTGAAGAAAAATTATTCTATAAAGTGAGTGGATAAGGATATGAAAATAATTATAACTGATCCAGATGGAAAAAGATATGACCTGACAAGTATTGTAAAGGATAATATTCAGCTTTCAAGCAGTATTGATAATATCACGGCACAAATGGAATTTGAACTGGCTTATAATTACAGGGAAAATATGCCATATCATACAATTGATTTGGATAAGGGAGCTTATTTTGTAGAACTCTATGATGATACTGATATTTTAATATTCCAAGGAATTATTCCTAAAATCAGTGTTAATAATAAAGGTCCCAAGTTTACGGCATATGATCCTAGTTTTTATATATCCCGTATTTCTGAAATATTTCAGTTTGATAAGCTTCCGGCAGGAGAATGTGTGAAGAAAATGCTTGAAGAATTTGACATGCCTGTTGGAACTGTGGAAAGCTGTGATGTGAAAATTGACGAGTATTATTACAAAGAAACTATTGCAGATATAATTAAAAAAATTATAGAAACAATAAAAGAGGATAAGGGTGAAAACTGGCATTTCTATTTCAAGGACAATGCCTTTCATTTTGTTAAAAGAAACAGTGAAAAATACTTGGATGGACAAGTACAGCCTAAAGAATATCAAATATATGTTGGTAGTGGGTATGTGAATATTTTTAATTTTATTAAAGACGCAAGTTATACATCAAGTTTTGAAAATATGAAAAATAGTGTGATTGTGGTTGATGGCGATGATGAAAAAATGAATAAAGTTGATACAGCAAAAGATAGTGAAAATATTAAGAAATATGGATTATTGCAATATATTGTCAAACAGGAGAAGAACAATCAGGAAAAATCAGCTAAAAAAGGCAGAAGTAAGGATAAGAATAATAAAAAGAACAAAAAAGATAAAAAAGACGATAAAAACAAGAAAAATGGTAAAGGAAAGAATACCAAAAATTCAAAACGTAATAAAAATACAGCTAAGAAAGGTAAAAAATAATGGCTGGAAAAACTAGAAATTCAAAGCGTAGTAGAAAAGGTAAAAAGAATGATAAAGATTTAAAGAAGAAAAAAGACGAAAAAGATAGCAAGAAAAAGGGTTCTAAAAAAAATAAAAAATCCAAAAATTCAGAAACATCTAAAAAAAGTGCAAAAAAACAGAAAGAAAAGAAACCGATAAAAGCATCAAATGTCTTAAAGGAAAAAAATAAACTTGAGAAAACTTTTACTCTAACTGTTCCGGGAATACCTATTTTACATGCTGGAGATTTAGTCAGTATACCTAAAAATAGCACAGGAATTGCTGGAATATTTGAGGTTAAAAGCGTTAATCATAATTTTAGTCAGAAATATAGTTTTTATGGAATTAAAATTTATTTCATGAGCCTGACTCTTGAATTAGTAAAAGAATTAGAAAGTGAGGAATAAATATGGATGAAGTATTACAGCCTGATGAAGCAAAGCATTCAGAGCCTAACAAAGCCTTTGATAATTTAGCAAGAATTTTTGAACAAAGATTTGGGAATCCTGACTGGAACGGTCCGTTTTTAGGCAAAGTTGTAAAAGCTCCTCCAAACTTGGAAGTTCAGATTGATGAAAGAATTATATTGAAGGCAGATAGAATTGTTGTGGCATGGGAGAAAGTAGCTGGATATACAAGAAAATTTAGCGAAAAAGGGAAAATAAACATAGAATTTGATAAATTCACAGTGGACAGTAATGACAAAGACACAGGAGGCAATACTCATAATACTGTGTCCGGTTCAGGCTCTTTAAAAGGAAATTTTACAGCAAACGGAACTAATACATGGACTGATGAATTAAAAGTTGGAGATGAAGTGATACTGAATGAATTCAAGAATCAGAAAAAATTTTATTTAGTAGATAAGGCTTATTATTACAAGGCAGGTGAATAGAGATGTTACCTAATTCAGCAATTACGGCTCTTGATACATATTCCAGTAATCAAAATATTGAGTATGACAATTCTGATATTTATTCTGACTTGAAATGGGATTTTAAAAAAGGTGATTTTGTTTATGAAAAAGGTACACCTGTCCTTTTGACTACAAAGAAAGAAATTGTAAAACAATGGATTATAAAATGTCTGATTGTTACTAAAAATGCTTGGAGAGTTTATTATAAGGATGTATTTCCTTTTGGAGTTGGAATAAATAAATATCGTGGAATAAATCCACTTTATCAGGATTATGTACAAAGTGAAATAAAACGCGAAATCTTGACTGCATTAAAAGAACACGAATATATTAAATCTATAAATAACTATTATTCAGACTTCAAAGAAGATAGGCTGACGTTTGAGTTTGATGTAATTCTAAAAGATGATGAAGGAACTCTAAATATTAGTGAAATTTTTGAATTTGACAATCTTTTATAGTGAAAGGGGGTATTTATGGTTACAAGGGAAGATATAGATGTTTACGAGGAAGATATAAATGAACTTGTAAATAATATTTTCAACGGAAGTTTCATGAGCAAATACAGTGATGTTGTTGGAAGTTTCACAGCGGACATTGTAAGGGCATTTTCTACTGAACTGATTGTACAACAAAAACTATATGATAGTATGTCGAAAAATTACGATGTGGTAACTGCCGAGGGCATCTATCTTGATAGTATATGTAATGAAGATTATATTTTCAGAAAAAAAGCAACTGCTGCAACTGGAACAGTCAGAATTCATGGAATAAGTGGGACATTAATTGAAAACGGAATGATAGTTGCAAGTAATAACTGCACATATACTGTTACTGAAACAAAAATAGTGGCTTACGTATCAACTGGGACTGTTGGTTATAGTGATGTTAATGTAGTTGCAAATATAGCTGGAGAAATTGGCAATTGTGGTATTGGAGAAATAAATAAATTTTCTGAAAATTATATAGGGCTTGAAAGAGTGGAAAATCTTAATAATATTTCAAACGGATCGGATGAGGAAAATGACACAGAACTGCGGGAACGCAGGAGAAAAATATTATCTAGTCCGAGTGTAAATTATAATACAAATATGATAAAGGAAATGATACTAAGTAATTTTGAAAATATCAAAAAATTAAGAATAATCCCAAGATGGAATGGTAAAGGAACGGCTAAAATTATCGGAATCGGTAAATCAGATATAAAGTTAAAAGATGAAGAACTGAATGCAATAAAAATATATCTGGATAACGAAATTATAACGGATGCTGAGTTTACTATAAAAACAGTTAAAGAAAAAAGCATAAATCTCACATTTGAAGCTATGTTAAATAAGGAATATAACGAAGAAAGTGCAATTGAACTTACTAAAAATACATTAAATCAAGTATTTCTAGACAAATTATTTGAAGAAAATAGAATTTATTATGCAGAAATAATTGATAAATTGCTGGAAATAAAAGCATTTAAAAAAATATCAAATATAGATATCAATATTACTAAAGAAGATATTGTGCTGTCCGATGAAGATTTAGTAAGCGTTTTAAATGTAACATTAAAAACTTTAGATTAGGAGGAGAAAATGAGTGGATTTACATTAGCTGCAAAAGCAAAAATATTAAATAACTTATTTGAAGGTAAAACATATTATGCTGGACTTTTGACAGCTATAACAACAGGAGCAAACGGAAAAGAAAATGCTACTGAACTTGTATCTGCTTCATATGCCAGAAGAGCTATAAATTTTGCTTCAACTTCATCAAATGAAACAAGCAATGTAGCTTCTGTGAAATTCCCTGAAGCAAGAGAAGATTGGGGACGTATCATAGGAATTGGAATATATGATTCATTGACTGGTGGAAATTTAATAAATTTTGCTACTTTTGATGCAAGAGATGAAGTGACAGTATACGCCTTGATGCAATATGAAATAGCAAAGAACTTTTATGTAATAGGATTTAGAAACTGATGGCTAAGAATGTACACCAAAAGTCAATTGAATATATAAAAAGTAATTTTAATACACAGGAATTATCAAATTTCTACGTAAGAGATTTTGTGAACGATGGTAGAAATGAAGAATTTGCTACGATTAAAGCAAATCCTAAAACTGCAAACTTTGTAAAACATACAAATAAATTATTAGAAATGACAGTATCGGAATTATTAAATTATAAAGTAAGCGATTTTTCATTTTTTATTGGACTTGACAATTATGTAAATTTCAAACAAAAGATTACTGAAAAGAAGTTTCCGTTGCTCTTTTCATATGATAATGATTATGCGGACGTTATATATAATCTTGCTAAAAGTGATTATTACAACAGCATGATAAATTCTCTTCCTGGAATATTCAGGACTTCAGGACTTATACAGGACATATTTCATTTTGCTGATATTGAATTGAAATCATTGGAATTTGTAATAGGAACATTAGTAAAAAACAAGAGATTTATAACTGCAAGAAGTGAAGTTTTAGAAGAGTTTGAAGAACATTATAAACTGATATCAAGTAAAAATTTATCAACAGCATTTAAGATTAACAGAATTATTTCTAAACGTATTTTAAGGCGTTCAACCACTTTGCAGGATTTCAAAGATACAATGAAACTTTACTTTATTTACAATGACAATGTGACAATAACAAATGATAAGAACAATTTTGAATATATTGTGAATTTTCATTCTATTGTTGTAGATAAAGAATATTTAGATTACTGGTTGGAATTGATTTATGAAGCTATACCGATCTGGTATGACATAAAAATTATATATTAGATGAAGGGAGAAAAAATGAAACAGGCAACATTAGATTTAATAAAAAATATAAATGAAAATACTTTCATACCGGCAAATACTAAAAATGAATTATTTGAATTATTTCAGTTAGATACAGTTGCTGATTTGAGGAAAGTATCAAGAAATTTTATGAAACTGTACGAGCTTTTAGAGCATTTTGATACTCAGACTTCTAATGCTACAAAGGAAAAAGAGGGTATTGTAAAATTTGGAACAGAAATAGGAAATGCAATAGATGCTGAAACATGGAAACAAGCAATAGGGCAAACATTTGGTGGATATGTAAGCAAAGTTGAAAATAAAGAAGCCGGGAAATGGTACATAAATGATTTGACTGATGGGAAGATATATAAATGCATTCAAAGTCATAGAAGCACAAGCTTTGATATTACTAAATTTATTGATATTACGAATATTGGGGTTTCGGACAAATTGGAAAATTTATTCAAAACCGAAGTTTTGTCAATGACAAATCTGGAAGGATTTTTTTCTGCACAAAATGTAACAGAATGGTATGTTTATTTGCCTTCACACATAAAAAAAGAGAAAATAATATCAATTACGAATCTAAACGTTGGGAGTTGGACAGAATACAATAATTTAGATATTTATTCAAACCGCATCAGAAGCGGAGCTTACGGGAATCTTTCGTCGGTTAATCCAAGTGAAGTTAAGGTTTTAGTTGCTTATTTTACTTAATCAATGGCAAATGCGACAATTTGTCCTGAAAGTTGCAGATTTCCGTTAAAACCTGAACGAGGTGCTGGATAAAATTTTAATTTTTTAGTTGATGCTTCTAAATATATTTCAGCTACCTCTCCACCAGCTCCCCCTGTTCCATTCGCACAAGAACCACTGATACTTTTAATATTTTTGCAAAACCAGTCAGGAAGAATAAAATGTGTTTCATACTCATTTTTAACTGCTAAATTTCCAAAATCAATGATTCTTAAATTCCCTACAATCGTTAAGTTAAAAACTTGATTTTGGATACCATTTGTACTGCTTAATCTTACAGCCTCAGTCCTGAAACTGGATAAATTTTCCAATTTGTTCAAAAAAGCTATACTAAAAATAAAAGTATAGGAGAGTGATGTAAATGAACAAGAATTGGGAAATCTATGAGGAATATTTGAACAGTTGTATAGCGAGGAATGAGGCGGTAAAAAATACGACATATAGAACTTATGCGAACAGTATGAAATTGTTTATTAAGTATCTGAAGAAATACGAGGGTAATAAGTATTTGTTAAGCAAAGATACTTTGAAGAGTACTGTAAGCATACTTGAGAAATACATAAGACACTGTAGGGAAGTAAAAGGGAACAATGCACGTACTATCAACAACAAAATAACGGCAATAAGTAGTTTTTATATTTGGGCTGTTAAACGTGATTTAATAGCGGTACATCCATTCAGAGATAAATTGGACAGGCTGAAAGTTACAGACACGGAAAAGCGGAGAAAAAGCTACTATTTAAGTAGCAAAAAAGTAGTAGAAATACAGGTAAAAATGAAATTATCTGAAAAATATGATTTGCAAGATCAGATAATTTTTAATCTGATAATTGATACAGCTTGTAGAATTAGTGCATTACAGTCAATAAAGTTGTGGAATATTGACTTAGAGAATGGAGTAATAAGTGGAATAGTGGAAAAGGAACAAAAAATTGTAGAGTTTGCAATATTTGAAAATACAGTAAATTTAATAAAGGAGTGGTTAAAATGTAGGAATGATAGTATAGAGTATTTATTGATTACTAAATACAATGGAGTATTTAAGCAAATGAGTAAATCAACTATACGTGATAAAGTACGAAAGATAGGAAAGCTTGTTGGGATAGATAATCTATATCCACATTCGCTTAGAAAGACAAGTATTAATCTGCTAGCAGAAGTCGGAGGAATTGATTTAGCGAGTGAATTTGCTAATCACAACAGCATAGATGTTACAAAAAAGCATTACATCAAAAAGACTACTGCGGCAGAAAGGAAGTCAAAATTACTTGAAATAAGGAAGAAGATAGGATTTTAAAAAGAGAGGAGAATAAAAAATGGAAGAATTTAGAGTGTATTTATATGACAAGAATGGAAAGCTAATAGGAATATATTTAGCACCATCGCAAGAAGAGTTTGAAGCTGATAAATTAAAATATTGCAGTGAATATGTTGAAGGAGAAACTTATATTTCCTATGTTGAAATCAATAATGCAATAATTGATAACGGAGTTATCAGAGAAATGAAAACTTCTGAAAAAATAAAGGCTGGACTTATAACCCTATCAGATGGACAGTACTTAGATGGCGAGGAAATAAAGACAGTACCTCAACCAAATCCATATAGCAAATGGGACAAAGGTTCTAGTGCATGGATTGAGGATAAGGTGGAAAAGCTTAAGTATCTGAAAGAACTGAGATATCAGAAACAACAAGAGTTTGTTAAATATAAGAAAGAGCTAGAAGGAAAAGAAGAGGAAAAAACGGAATTTGAGGCTCTTGGATTTGACATAACTGAAACAGAGGAAAGGATAACAGAGATAAAGTCCGAAATGGATTTGATAAAGACAGAAATAACAAAATTAACAAAAGAAATTAAAAAATTAGAAAAGGAAGTGGTTTAAAATGGATAGATTCAAAAAATTTTTAGATTATATTTTCGAAGTTGAAGGAGGCTATACTAATGACGAGAATGATAGAGGTGGAGCAACAAACTTCGGGATAACACATTATGATGCTAAAAAGTATCTTGGTTATACTGGAGATATGCGAGATTTTAAAAAGTCAGATGCAGAAAAAATATATGAAAAAGTATACTATCGTGGAAATCATATTGACAAAATAACAGATGATAGAGTGGCTTTATCAATATTTGACTGGGCTGTTAATTCAGGAGGAAAAGGAATTAAAAAAGCTCAGATTGTAGCAAATAAATTTGGAGCTAATCTGATTATAGACGGAATAATCGGGAAAAAAACATTAGAAGCAATAAATGCAATAGATCCTGCAGCATTTCTGAAAGAGTATCATGAAATGCAAAGAACTTTTTATAAAAATCTTGCTGCAAGAGATAGCTCCCAGGAAGGATTTTTAAAAGGATGGCTCAATCGTGTAGAAATAAAAGAAGAACATATTGAAAAGGTGATGTGAATGAATATTGAAGAGTACAGAAAAAAAATCTGTGTAATTATAGGGCATGGTGGGAATGACTGTGGAGCAGTATCACAGGATAAAAAAGTGACTGAACTAGGATATAATACAAAATTAGCTGATGAATTAGTGGAATTGCTTGTAAATAACGGATATGAAGCTTTTACACATAACAGAGGATACTCTAAAATGGAAAATACTACTTTAATTAATAGTTTAAATCCAGATTTAGCTATATCTCTACATTGTAACAGTGCTAATACAGTTGCGACAGGAACAGAAGCAATATATTATCCGGGGAGTGTGAAAGGCAAAAAGTTTGCTGAATTATTATCTAAAAATGTTTCTGAAGCGTTAGGATTAAAAAATAGAGGTGCAAAAGAGCCTTGGCACGGGAGAGGAAGTGGACTGTTAAGCAGAACAAAAGCTCCTTGTGTTATTTCAGAGCCATTTTTTATTGACAATAACGAGGATTTGAAAAAAGCTTTTGAAAGAAAAAATGAATATATACAAGCAATAGTAAAAAGTATAAATGAATATTTTGAATTAGTTTAAGACTTAATTTTTTGAAATTTTAAGTCTAAAAAATTTTATAGGCTCAAAAAATAGAAAAACTGAGTCTATAGAAAAAATGGCTTGTATATTTAACCTACAATCAGTTTAAAATAAAATTAGGTATAAAAGGTTGTCTGACAAGTTTAAATGCAAATTTGAGCCTGTCAGATGACTTAGAATAAAAATGATATAAAACTTAAAGGAGTGATGTTAATGAATACACAATTACAAATGATTT